GGGGAGTGTCAGGAGGGTAGTACCTGGGAGGCAGTGATGATGGCTGCTAACCTGGGAGTATCTAATCTGGTGGTACTGGTCGACTGCAATGACTTTGGGGGGCTGGAGCGCATGAGCGCAGCTCACCCAGCCTTCCACCCGCTGTATCCGAAGTTCGAGGCGTTCGGGTGGAAGGTGGACTCTGTTGATGGTCATCAGACCAGCTTGATCGTGGAGGCCTGTCGTGTTGGATATGCGGGAGATCGGCCGATCGTAGGAGTATGTCAGACGGTCAAGGGCAGAGGTGTGTCTTTTATGGAGAACGACCCCATCTGGCACTATCGGTCTCCAAGTCCCGAGGAGTACAGGAGGGCGCTGGAGGAACTGGTATGAGCGCCAAGTCGGATCTGGTGGATGTTGAGTATGATGTGCTCAAGATCGACGACGACAGGTACAGATCTGTGCTCTTTGTGATTAATGGGAGAGAGGTTTGGCTACCTCGCAGTCTGATTGAGGTGGATGTGGATGGTGGGGTCGTTACGCTGCCTGAGTGGAAGGCAATGGAGATGGGTCTGATCTAGTGCGGAACAGATTTGCCACCACCCTCCACACCCTCGCGAGGGAGGATCCACGGCTGGTCGTTCTTGTGGCTGACATCTCGCCTGCCGGTGCCATGGATGACTTCAGGCGCGAGTTCCCTGGCAGGTTCATCAACGTGGGCGTCGCGGAGCAGGTGATGATCGGGATGGCGGCTGGCCTGGCTCTGTCGGGTCTGCGCCCCTTCTGCTACACCATCGCTCCCTTCGCTCTGTACAGGCCGTTCGAGTTCATTCGTGATGATCTGGCGTATCAGAATCTTCCGGTGACGGTTGTGGGGATTGGGGGAGGGGTCTCTTACTCCACACTGGGTCCCACCCACCACACTGTTGAGGATGTGGCGATCGCCTCCTCCGTCCCGAACTTGACTGTTCTTGCCCCATGTGATCCCTACGAGGTTGAGGAGGCGACCCAATGGTGTGCGAGGAATGAGTGGGGGCCTGTGTATATGCGTCTCGGTCGTGTTGGAGAGCCAGATCTGGGCGACTTCTGGTCTGATCAGTGGAGCTTTGGCACATTGAGATGGCTGGAGAGAGGACCGGGATCAGGAACAGACGTGTGTGTGCTGTCCTATGGGCCAGCGATTAGCTGGGCTCTGGAGCATGCGGGCCGTCTGCGTGAGGCGGGTCTGAGGGTTGATGTTGCATCGGTACACACTCTTAAGCCTCTGGACGTCATCACGATCCTTCGTGTTCTGGGCTCCTACAGGGAGGTAACCATTGTGGAGGAGGCCGTCTATCAGGGCGGTCTGGGTATGCAGGTACGCGCCCTGGCCCACGAGGCCGGCTCTGTCTGTACCGTTAGAGTGGTGTGTCTGCGTGATGAGTTCACACATCTCTATGGCACCCGAGAGGACGTGCTGGCATGGCACGGATGGAATACGATGCTGACACGTCACGGCTTGGAGGTCTAGATGGAGAATGGTGTGATGGAGTTTGATGGGACGCTCTCATACCCTGAGTGTCATGAGGTTGGTGGCATGAGCCACTACGCCTACGAGGACGATCCCAAGCGCATTGCCTTTACGGCGGCACGATACAAGCATACAGCCAAGCTGCTCGAGGGGTGTGATCGTGTTCTCGAGATCGGGTGTGCTGATGGTTACTTCTCCCGCATTGTCGCTCAGCACGTTGGGTCATTGATGGCTCTGGATTCTGACCCCAAGTTCATAGAGGAGGCAAAGTCGAGGAAGAGTGCCAGGTGGCCTGTCTACTTCTGGTACTGTGACTTCCTGGGCCCAAACTCACCGGGATTGAGCTACGGCCACTTCGACGCCGTGTACGCTCTTGATGTGCTTGAGCACATCCAGCCTGATGGTGAGTTTCTGTCTCGGCTGCGTCGGGTTGCTCCAGTGGCAGTGATTGGGACTCCGTCACTGGAGAGTCAGGCCTACGCCTCGATGGCCAGTGTGAGGGAGCATGTCAACTGCTACTCCCTGCCGGACCTCCGAGCGCGTCTTCGTAAGTTCTACACTAACGTGTTTGTATTGACGATGAACGACGAGTCTCTGGGTACGGGATTTCACGGTATGGCGCAGTATCTGCTGGCCCTCTGCGTTCGCTAGGTTGATATGTCTCGCCATCGGATATTTACTGATGAGGTAATCAGAGCCATACCTGATTGGGTGGCGGAGGGGGCCTCCAATCAGGAGATTGCTGAGGCCATTGGCTGTCGCAGTGTTGGCAGCTTCAAGATGACGTGCAGTCGCTTTGGGATTAGTCTGGACCGTCGGCGTCTGAGCAGTTGTGGAGCGGCTCCTCATCTGGCTATGGTTCTGAGACGTGCCCTCTCTGGGGAGGCGTGGAAGGCACTCCAGGCGGAGGCACGTTCACGTCGAACAACTCCAGGTGAGTTGGCCGTTCGGCTGCTTGAGTGCGTCGCCGCAGACGGGTTATTTCAGGCTGTTGCTGATGAGATAGAGGAACCTGGTGCCATTGTGCAGCGAGCGCGGGTGAGGGGATAGGGTATTGTTTACAGTGCTGATCTTTGGCAGAGCTCGGGGAGTATGGGAGGAGATGGAGGCAGCCATGGCTCTTGGCGAGTTCTCGGCTGTTATGGCTGTGGGTCTGGTTGGGCAGTACTATTCTGGACGTATCCATCACTGGGTTACGTTTCATGCGGATCTGCTGCCACGCTGGATTGATAGGCGGCAGGCGAATGGTTATCCTGCGGCTCTCTCTTACTGGACCGCAATCTATAAGGGTCGGCCACTAAGTCAGAGGGTTGACCTCCCGCTGCGTCGGGTTCGCTGTGATGGGGGGTCCTCTGGTTATCTGGCAACAATGGGCGTTGCCCTCAACGAGCTTCATGCCGATCGTGTTGTGCTGGCAGGAATCCCTCTGACTCGGCAGGCGGGGCACTGTGATGAGGCCGGTGACTGGCGGGATGCAGAGAAGTATCGTCGTGAGTGGCAGGACAGTGCCGATGAGATGCGTCCATATGTTCGCTCAATGTCGGGATGGACAAGGGAGCTTCTTGGTGAACCAACCTCGGAGTGGCTCGCAGGGGGTGATGCTTAGTGGATGTTCTGTCTGAGATTGTTGGTAAGGCCGGCATTACTGAGCGACAGCGTCTGGAGCGTGTGCTCTCACAGCAGGAGGCCGCAGTTCGGAGTGCCTTCCTAGAATTTCTGGCAGATGTGCGCTCGCCAGCGGTTCTGCGTGAAGTTCGCCGGCTTCTGGAGGCGTCCAATGTTGGGGGCGCTCTGCGCATAGTTGATTCACACGTCCTACGTCTGGGCAGTGTTGTCCCCAGACTTTACCAGAGTGTCGGTTCCCAGGCGTTGATTGCACTTTCTGCAATCCTGCGTCCTGATGCGGCTGGGCGCGCTCTTAACTTTGATCAGACGGCGGCTCTCGCAGTGGAGATGATGCGTCGTAACCAGCTTGAGTTTGTTGGGGATATGACTCGTTCTCAGCGTGAGGCCACCCGTCAGGCTCTGGTTGAGGCCCAGGCCCGTGGTTGGGGAACGGAGAGGACGGCACGTGCCTTTCGTGATAGCATTGGTCTAACTCAGACACAGCGAGCAGCTGTTGCCAACTATCGACGACTTCTGGAGTTGGGGGACCGAACGGCTCTTGATCGACTACTTCGTGATCGGCGCTTTGACTCCTCGGTTGAGCGCTCCATAGAGGAGGGGGTGCCTCTTGGTGGTGAGCGGATACAGAGAATGGTCGAGGCCTATGAGCGACGTATGAGGCAGTCTCGTGCGGAGACAATCGCCCGAACTGAGGGGCTGCGCGCGACTGGTCAGGCGCAGCGTCTTGCCCTTCTTCAGGCCATTGATGGACTTGGGATCTCACCCCAGCGAGTTGTTCGGGTCTGGCGCTCGACGCTTGATAATCGCACACGAGACACTCACTCTGCGATGGATGGGCAGAGGCGGGGTCTTGAGGAGCCCTTTGTTAGTCCGTCGGGGGCTCGTCTGATGTATCCGGGGGACTCTTCTGCCCCCGCTTCTGAGGTCATCAACTGTCGCTGTGTCGTACAGACCCAGATCCTATCTGTCTGATCTCTCTGACCAGGCTGTCTGACTGCTCTCCCTAGATTTACTAAGTTTACTTTGTGTAATGGCGGTCCTCCACTAGGTAGGAGTCGCTATGCACACGGCCTGTGCTCCACTTATATTTGTGTGTGTCCAGCACACCGGGCGGTAGCTTCTCCGTGTCCGTTCTTGAGGGAACCCTCCATCAGGATCAGTATCTGACTGCGATGCCCTGGTCAAGTAACGCCGATCTTCCAGAGACGATACGCTCCTCGCTGCCTTCTGCGGCCCAGACTCGCTGGCGTCAGGTAGCCAATGATCGGCTGCGTGCCGGTGCCTCTGATCAGTCAGCTATTCGTCAAGCTTGGCACGTTGTTCGGCAGGGCTGGAGAAAGCCGGCTGGTGAGGGTAAGTGGATTCGCAAGGCAGATCGCTCCCTCTTTCTCCGGCGTCCGCTAGAGAATGCTGAAGAGGTGGTTAGCTGGGCAAAGTCGCAGGGCTTCACGACAACCCTCCCTCCTGAGTCTCTTCACGTTACCATTGCCTACTCCAGAGAGGCGGTTGAGTGGCCTGAGCCAAAGTTGGACACTGTTCGTGCTGGCCTTCCTGCGGTCCGTGAGGTATCCACACTAGGTGACGAGGGGGCGGTGGTTCTCAAGTTTGAGAGTACCACACTGGAGAATCGCTGGAGTGAGATGCTCAAGTCTGGGGCATCCTGGGACTGGGATAGTTATCAGCCTTACATCACAATCTCGTGGGATGCGGGTGGGTTGGATCTCTCCTCGGTTGAGCCCTTCCGCGGTGAGCTGGTGTTCGGTCCGGAGGAGATGTCAGAGATTGATGAGACTTGGAGAGATGCAGTGACTGAGAAGTCCGAGATCAGGATCATGATGAAGGCTGACGTCATCGAGTTCTCAGAGGATCAGCGGATTGTCTGGGGATGGGGTTCTGTTACGACCGTCAAGGGCAAGGATCTGGTCGATATCCAGAATGACGTCATCGAGTCTGAGGAGCTGGTGCGGGCCACCTCTGAGTTCATGGAGGATGTTCGCACAGCAAAGGCCATGCACGATGGCAACGCTGTTGGGACGGTTCTCCACTCTCTCCCTCTTACCTATGAGCTGGCGGAGACTCTTGGTCTGCAGACGGAGAAGGAGGGTTGGATTGTCGGGGTGAAGATCAACGACGATGGCGTCTGGGCCAGAGTCAAGTCGGGTGAGCTTGGGGCCTTCTCCATTGGAGGTACGGCCAAGCGGGAGGTCATGGCAGCATGAAGAGATTCCGGCCGAAGGCTCGTCTGCGTCAGCTCAAGCTGAGTGAGCTGTCGCTGGTTGATTCGCCCGCCAATCCAGAGGCACGTGTCACTCTGTTCAAGCGGGCTGATACGGCAGGGGACTCCTCACTCAGTGAGAGTATTGCCAAGAGATATCTTGATCCATCGGAGGGGGCCAGATCGTTTGGCGAGGTTCTTCAGTCAGAGATGGAGGAGGCGCACTACTGGCGTGTCCAGCGCGAGGTCGGTCCGGCAATCGGCGCTCTTGAGACGGCCATGCGCTCAATTGCTGGAGATGGAGGTCTCGACAGCGATAACAAGCAGGCAATGATGAGGAACTCTGTTGAGGACTTCCTTGCCAGTATCCGCCAGCGCTGGCCTGATGTGGAGATGGCTCTGGCAAAGGCTTACCAGGAATCTGATGAGGATCCTAACAAAGGAGATGTTGACATGAATGAGCTGGAGAAGTTGCAGTCTCAGGTCAAGGAGCTTACCGAGAAGCTGGCGAAGGTCACTGCGGCCTCTGAGGATGCCGGCAAGGTGGCTCAGGCCCAGGAGGAGCTCAAGGCGGCTCAGAAGCAGTCCGAGGAGCTCAGTGAGAAGCTGGCCGCAGTTGAGGCGGAGAAGGCTGAGGCTGAGGCTCTGGGCAAGCTCAGTGACGAGGAGAAGGAATATGCCAAGTCGCTTGAGGCTGATGCCCGCAAGGAATTCTTGGCTCTGTCTGATGACAAGAGGCGCCAGCGCATGCGCGATCTGAACAAGAATGATGAGGTGATTACTGTTGAGGGTCGTGCCATTCGCAAGTCGGTCGTTGGCGAGGATCAGTTTGCGGTCTTCAAGTCTCTGCAGGATCGCTTCGAGAAGCAGGAGACGGATCGGGCTGCAGAGCGTGCAGAGCTGGTCAAGGAGAGGGAACAGCGGGAGACCGCCGTCCTCACCAAGCGTGTCGACGATGACTTCAAGCATCTCCCTGGTGAGATCCTTGAGAAGGTGGAGGCCTTCCGTGCAATCGCCAAGATGGAGGAGGGGGCTCGCAAGGCTCTTGAGCGCATGCTCTCGGCGGGTGAGAAGGCAATCTCGGCTGGATTTGAGAGTTTGGGTCACCACAGGGAGGCTCTGACCAAGACGGCCGAGGACTTCCAGAAGAGAGTGGATGAGATCCGTGAGAAGGAGGATTGCTCTCACACCAAGGCTCTCCAGCGGGCTCGGAAGCGCTTTCCTGAGGAGTTTGAGGCATATCAGTCGGCGGGTTCAACCAACTAGCGCGTCTCAGCGCTGGAGTTCAGTTACCTAGCTGGGGGTTCTACGATGAGCCTCCAGCCAACAAGGGAGTAGGGCAGAGATGGCCTTCACAAAGATCCATGAGAGCCTCGTGTATGCGCGTGATGCCGGGGCAGATCTCAGCACAAATCTTCACTACTTCGCCAAGGTTGATACCGATGGCGACATTGTTCTGGCTGGCGATGGTGAGGCTGCTCTTGGCACCATCATTGAGGCAGCTGTGGAGAACAGTCCCGTTACCGTCCAGTTCGGTGGCATTGGCAAGGTGATCGCCGGTGGCGCAGTTACTGCTGGTAACATCATTGCCTCAGATGGTGATGGCAAGGCTGTGGCCGCTGCGGTTGGAGACTTTGTGGTTGGCATTGCGCTGTCGGACGCAGACGCCAGTGACATCTTCTCATTTGCGTTCGTCTCTGGTCGTCGCCACGCCTAGTCGGCCTGGTTGTGATCTCTAATCAGGTCGCGGGCTAGCGACCGGAACAAAAGGAGTAATTGGGATGCCTGCATACAATCTTGAGGGCACTCTCCACGTTGATCGTTACCTGACGAACTTCTCTGTGATGTTTGTGCAGGATGGTGCGGACTTTGTTGCCCAGAGGGCTGCAACGGTCATTCCCGTTCAGAATATGTCGGAAAAGTACGTTGTGTACGAGCGCGGCTACTTCTGGCGGGATGAGGCTCGAGAGCGCGCCCTGGGTGGTCGGCCTGAGCAGGTCAGCGGGAAGGTGTCAGAGGGCACGTACTCGGCTCGGGAGTACGCCCTTGAACAGGCGATTGACGATCGCCTCCGTGCCAACGTCGACGCACCAATCTCTCTGGATGAGGTGGCCACGATTCTTCTGACCCAGAAGATGATGATCAAGCAGGATCGCATCTGGGCAGCCAACTTCTTTGTCCCGAATGTCTGGACGGGTCTGGTGGTCGGAACAGCCTCAACACCAGGGGCCAATCAGTTCCTGCAGTTTGATGATGCCAGCTCTGATCCGATTGGCGTGATTGACCAGCAGAAGGACAACATCCACAAGAAGACGGGCTTTATGCCCAACACTCTGGTCCTTGGTGCCGATGTCAAGAGGGTGCTGCGCTCCCATGCCGACATCGCTGATCGCATCAAGTACACTCGTACAGGCATTGCGGACGATGCCATTCTGGCGGCTCTGTTTGATGTTGAGACAATCGTCACTGCCAGGTCCATCTACAATGCCGCAGATGAGGGAGCGACTGATGACTTCCAGTACATTGTGGACTCGAAGTCCATGCTCCTCGTCTACATTGAGCGGACCATGGGTCTGAATGCGCCGACTGGCATTGCCAACTTCGCCTG